CATGGATTATATTATGAAGAATCCGGCAAAAACCGTCGGGACAATCAAAAAGCGCTTCCGTCTTACGGAGGATGAGTATCGTATGATATTCGATCTCACGATGCCGCATATCCGAACAGACAGCGCTAAGAGCTATTGGAAGACAAAGTATCTGATGCTCAGAAGTCAGATTAGCGAACTTGTGCAGAATAATAAGAAGTCAAAGCTCGCGCCGGAACTCTGGAGCATCCTGGAAAACTGTGATGTAAGCGAGAAAAACATGTTGGCGCAACAGGAAGCGGAAGAAGATAGTGATATTTGAAAGGAGAATCAAAACATGAGCGAAAATTATGTAATCGATGAAAGAAAAGGTGCGATGAAGAGGGCTGTAGATTTGATCGCCGACATGGCAGTCAACGGAGCCACCCAGGAAGAATTGGAGCGAGCTATTTTGTGGTCTGCCGATGTCGTTCGATCGAATAAGGACGTAGATGTTGACTGGAAGCAGTCATATGAGGACTATGTAATTGCTGAGCTGGAAGACAAGTATAAGGAAACAGACGTTGACGAATGGAACAAAGACTATCTGGTTATTGATGAAAATTATCGTAGTCCGCACGGCGATGTTTGCAAAGGAGCCATGATCGCTGGTTTTGACACTCTAGAAGAAGCCGAGTCTCTTGTTAAGGAAATGGATAGTCCTGGCCTTGTCATTCTTGGACCGAAGCAGAAGTAAAGTCGTGGAGGAAAGGAGAACAATAATGAGCTTTGATCTGAATTATTGGCTTAAAGAAACTATTAATGTCATCAGCGTAGGGACAGAGCATTTTTATCAGGAAGTTAGACCCAGAATCGTCTGCAATGACGGATATTCGGTATCTGTGCAGGCAAGCGAACATATGTATTGCAAGCCTCGTTATACGCAGTGGCAGAATGAAGATGGATGGCAGGTTATCAATGGAGATTACTTGTGGGCGCGTAGTACTCCGAGAAATTTCGAAACGGATCACTTCACACCGTATGAATCTGTAGAGCTTGGCTATCCGTCGAAAGCGGATGAACTGATCTACGACTACGCAGAGGATGACGATTATACAAGTACAGTCTATGGATGTGTCCCGGTAAAGATCATCGAAAAGCATGGTGGTTATAAAGGCATCGATAGAAGCAATAAGAAAGGAGACTCAAATGACTAAACGAATCATCTGTGCACTGCTCTGTGCGATATTTACGTTCTTTCTCATTGGCTGTGGTACACCAATTGAGCGAGTAGATGATAAACCGCAGAAACCAGTCTCGATGTTTATTATCGTCGAAGGAAGCGGAATGGACTCATATCGAATCGTATATCATCGTGATACGAAAGTCATGTATGCTGTATCTTGTGGAACATATAACACTGGTAATTTTACGGTACTGCTCAATCCCGACGGAAGTCCTATGCTCTGGGAAGGAGATTAATATGAAAAACTGGCAGAAAGTAAGTCGAGATGAATTTGTCGATTTCATTAAATCGTACCCGTGCGAACTAGATACTGATTATTATATGGACGTTATCTCATGGAATGATTTTCGAAATGGAAGAACTTTTCCAGAGAGTATGGTGGCAATAGTAGATGCGATGGGTCTAGATTGCCGAATCTGTAAGGATTATATTTGAAAAGGAGAAACTAAATGAGTGATGTTCTTTCGATGACGTGCAATAAGCAGCAACGTATATGGGATCCGATAAATAAAGATTGGGATTTCATTCCATTGGCCGATGTCTTCATGGGATACCATCATTCCGAAGATGAGTGCAAGGAACTCATTTCGTCATTGCATCCATACATTGCAACAAATTTTCCAGATACAATAGCCGAAGGAGATGGAGTTTATGGGCACTGGAGTGCGTATTCAATTCCAGATAATGAAGAGCCTAATGTCTTTTGGCTATACACGATAACTCAAATTGACTGACTATAAAAGGAGAAAACTAATGAACAAACCATTTGTAATTACCGAAGATCAGTACAACCATGACAAAATGAACTATGGCAAAAAGGAATTTATTGTTTACGACAATGTATGCACTCCTCCAGTAATCTTGTATACCCTTGATGATAAGATAATGGAATATTACATCGGCAAACAACTTCTGATGAAAGCCAGAGAATTGGATCCGGATGAAAGAATGTATGTCAGAAATCCTGAGATGGAAATAGATGTTGAACTTCTCAGGGCGGAAGGAGATTACAATTGACTTGCACTATCCAACAGTAAAGTTTTGTAATGAGTATATAACCTGCAAAAGCTGTCCGTATCACTATGACGAAGACGTTAAAAAGGAGAATCAAAATGACAGATTTCAATGATGTACGCAAATTCCTGAAGGAGGTTCCGACTGATATTTCAGGACGAATCAAAGAAGAGTTCTTTGGCTGGCCGAAGGGAACTAAACGGAGCGATATCGAAAAGTGGTTCGATAAAAAAGCCAGAGGTGAGGACACTAGAAACGGCTAACTAATATTTGAAAGGAGAAATAACATGAGCATGACTATGATTATTATCATTTCGCTGCTAGTTCTGAATCTCAGTCTAACTATTATTATGTTCTGGATTCTGCATAGTACACTTGAGGCTACAAAGTCTCTTCAGGACTCCGAAGATATTCTGAAGAAAGTCCTAGATCTTAACAATCAGCTAATCGAAAAGTACAACAAATGCCTGAACAATGTTTATGAGCGAGAAACAACGGTTCATGATGCTGTTAATTTCTTGACAGATAATACTTCTGAAACATATGACGTCATAATCGAAGCTTACAATAAAATGTATGAGCAATATAAATTAATCTGCGAGACTCACACAAAGCTTCTCGAATGCTGGAAAGGCTGCGAAGAGAGATATTCACAGAGTTATGAGCTGTTCAAACATTGTTCAGACAATTTGAAAGAAGTTAGCTATCAACTTACAGATCTGGCTAATGTTTCGACAGAAGATGAGTATACTCTAACGCTTCGCGAAGCCTGCGACACTGTATGTTTGGATTGTCCATATGATCAATGCCTTACAGAAAATTGCCCCGTTTGGAAGATTAAAAGTTACGAATGGACTGACGATGATTATCGAGACGCGGTGAATACTCATATCGAAGATATTCAAGAAGGAACCGAAGATGACAAATGAGCAATTAAACGTTCTCGGTGAAAAGCTTAGCGAATATTGGAACGCGATCGATGGCTCAAGGAACAAGGCCATTATAAAAATATTAGATTATTACGGTCTGGATATTGATTATGTTAGAGCTCATCCAGATGAATTTACTCTTTACATGAAACCAACTTATACGCTATGCGATCTTACACAGCATTGCGATCTCATTTATGGCGTAAATACTCTTGGCTCATTCACACTACATTTGCATCTTGATATGGATAAGCAACAAGTTCAGAGCCGATTGACATACACATTGGGAGGTGATTCATGACTTACTGTGCAGACTATGATCCGATTTCGTGCCCAGTCGGATGTTATTATGCCGAAGAAACTGAGAAACTGAATCGAGAATTAAGTCCAGATCTCAGAGATTATGTTACCATGAGTAAAATCTACGGAACAGCATGGTGCGATCTCACAAACAAAAATTATATTTTTAAAGGAGAAAACAACAATGGCGAAAGTTAATCTGGTGGCCCCTTGGGATGAATATTACAACGAAATGGTAGCTTTCTTCGCGGAGGATCCGGAAGTAACGATTCTCTATGACGAAGAAGAGAAGAACATTAAGATTCTGGTCCAGGACACGATTAAAGCTGAGGCTCTGACATATCTGCTTAAGGATGAGATGAAATTTGGCGAAGTTAAGCTCACTGTTACTGTCATTCCGGCAAACGAAGTAACCAAGGGCGTAAAGAAGCTTGTCACGAACATTGGTAACAATGAAAACTATGGTGAAATGTTTGAGCGGGCACTTGTTAATAATGGCGCATTCGCATTTACGTATACCATTGATAACGTCATGGGTTTTAACGCGGTCTATGTTGTCTTCAAGAAGAAGGTTATCCAGTACTATAACGACAATCTTGGCGATCTGAATGGCATGAAGTCAACACTCGCCGAGTATATTGCTCGTGATATTTTCGCAGTGCGCAATGGTGTGTTCTTCTGCACGGATGCTCGGAGCAATATGCGGTATGGCAACTATCAGCATAGTGATTACACTATCACACACTACTAATTATTATATTTAAAGGAGATCAAAACCATGACAGACAAAGAATTCAGACAGTACGTATATGAAGAGAAACGCCAGGGCAGATCCGAAAGCCAGATCGCCAGAAGCCTTGGCATGAGTCTTAGCCATCTGATGGGACGGCTCAATGGCGTAGACGTTGAAAAGGTGGATCCGCCGAAACAGGAAGCTCCAAAGGTTGAGAAAAAGCCGGAAGTAAAGCCTGTTTCCGGAGCCAAGCAGCCTGAGAAGCATGAGAAGCCCAAGAAGGAAAAGCCGGTTGATATTCTAAAGACAGAAGAACCTAAAGAAGAAAAACCGGTCGAAGATCTAAGCTGGATGGAGTAATGGAATTAATGGATTTTGAAATCAAAACCGTCGAAGACTTAATCAAAGTTCTTGAGAACTACCAAAAAGACACTAAAATTACTTATGATTATGGTCTACCGATTGTGATCTGGGAACTTGATGACGGAAGCATTACTATAAGCTAAAATGGAGTAATTCGCAATTATATTTGGAAGGAGCTTGTAATTTCACAGGCTCCTTTCTGTTTTTGCAAAGCAATGGATTGGATTTGCGGAGAAGGGCAAAGGAATGGAAAAGCAAAGACTCGAGTCGATCTGAGTTGCAATGGAAATGCTACGGTTGGAACAGCTAAGCAAAGGAATTGTATAGCAAGGATCAGCACCGCGATGGAATGGCGCAGAAACACAAAGCAATGGAACAGCAAGGCCCGGAATTGAACTTAATGGAAACGCAAAGGAATGGCATGGATAGGTGATGCAAAGGAATGGCGCAGAAACACAAGGCAACGACTGGCAAAGGCATAATCAAATTTATATTTAATTATAGAAAGGATTTAAAAGAATGAAGACTAATACTATTAAGGTTAAGCTCACTTTCGTAGAAGGCATCCTCGGAACCATGCCGAACGACGATGATATTTATCGTAAGTTCATTGTCGATAAGGCAGTTAAGAACGGAGCAGTTATCGACCAGCAGACAGAGAATGATGAAGTGGCGGCTCTTCCGACCGACGAGGAAATCGAGAAGGGCATGACGGTATTCCCGAGAACTGAAGATGGTATTCCGTTCCTGTATGACTATCAGGTTAAGGGATTTTTCAAGGACACCTGCGGTATGCTGAAGAAGATCGACGGAACAAAGTCAAGCAAGATTAAGGCCTATAAGAAGGAAATCGACGGCCTGATTTTCCCGGAACCGAGAAAGATCGTATTTGAGAACTACGAAATGGATATTTGTCAGAGACCTCTTCGTGCTCAGACTATGCAGGGTGAACGGGTTGCCTTGGCAATGAGTGAAGAGATTAAAGCCGGCGCATCCGTTACGTTCGAAGTGAGATGCTTCCAGGAAAGTCAGCTTGACCTCGTTCGGGAATGGCTGGATTATGGCATTTTCCGCGGTATTGGTCAGTGGAGGAATTCAGGTAAAGGCCGATTCCAGTGGGAGGAGATTAAGGAATAAGTCGCAATAATTACAGCTCCTTTAATGAAAGGAGTTGATCTTATGAAATGCTATCTGGTTATAGTAAAGGCATGGACCGAAAAAGGTCGACTTGTAATGGATAACTTGCTAAAGGTTTTTTGTAATAAAAATAATGCCGAAAAATTTATTAAAGAAACCTGGCCAGAAGCTCATTACAGGAAAGATGACTACGGTGAATGCTATATAATTGAACCGGACGAGTATTCATGGATGACGAGATATTTCATTGAAGAAATGAACATAGAGGACTTGTAACTTACAGGTCCTCTAAATTTTTTATTTGAAAAGGCATATCGAAGGCGGTCTCTCTGAATGAAGTGAAGAGGGCCGTACTAAAAAGTGATCCGTAATGAATGAATTAAATGAATGGAGGATTTAATAAAATGACTATTTGGCTTTGCGATCGGTGTGGTACTCAGGTGAAGAAGGACTCTTACGGCGCGGGGAAATATGAGATCTCGAAACCCTGCAAGGATGAAAACGGGACTATTTATCGCAGAGGACTAAAGTTCTGCGATCAGTGCAAAATGGAACTTGAGCAGTTCCTGGATGATGAATTCTCGAAGATGCCGACGTCCGCTACGGTTTCGATTGATGGGAGATCGTAAGCATGATTGTAGAATTTGAACTCGTGAAACGGGAAGCAGATCAGGTAACGAAACAGCTTGTTCGTCGCGTTGTTTCCGATGATGATGTTGTTAGTGGCGCGTATATACGTTATCCGAACGAAGCAGAAGGATTATTTCGAGAAGGTTATGCGATCGAACATATAAGCGTATTAGAAGATTCGCAGAAACTCAAATTATATTTCGCCATGTTCGCTGTTCTCAAAGATCATGAGTACCATGCTTCAGCCGGTTATATTTTCGCATATGACAGGGAACGGGCCGTAGAAATGCTAAAGAAACGTTATGGCGAGGAAACGAGGGTCAGATCTATTGAAGAACTTAAATACGAGGAAGGGACGGTGCTCTATGGAGAACGCTGGCATAAGATCTGAGCTTTCACCAGAAGAAAAAACGTTATTGGACAAAGAAATTGCTCAAATCTTGTATAAAAAGCGATGCGAACGAAAAGGCGCTAAGGTGTTTTGTATTTCCTGCGGCGCTGGAAACAGAGCTCCCCTTCGCAAGTGGAAGAACGTTTATATTTGCTACGATTGCTGGAAGATCAAGGAACGGGTTGGCGAAGAACAGTTTCTGAAGGCACTGAAAGGTATATCGGAATGAATGTAAAGAAGAAAAATGCGTTATTCGGAAAATATCCTTCATGCGATCTGCTTAATAATGCATTACGTTTTCTAAGAGAAGAAAAAACCAATGTGGCCATTGAAGAGATCATCTTTGCCATTGAAAAAGCCGGCGGATATTTTCACGAGGATAACATCCAGATGGTGAATGATGCCAAGAAGCACTGGGAAGAGACTCATATGGAATAATCGCAATTTTAACAGCTCCTATAATAGGAGGATAAGAATCCTTACACTATAAAAAGGAGTAATTATCATGACAAAAGAAGAGAAAGTTAGAAAGATTAAAGAGATCGATAATTATCTTGAAAAAGCATACAATATAATATGTGAAGTCTTCAGCGACGAAGATCCAGAAATTAACTTGTTACGTGAAAGGAAAATTCGTTATATCAGAGGTTGCTGTATAGACGCACGAGACGTGCTTGTAGATTATAAACAAATGATCGAAGAAGAGGCTTAACAGCTTCTCTTCTTTTTTTTCAAGGAGGACAAACAAATGTCTCTCGACAAAGCCATAGAGCATAAGAAAGAACATCGAAAGCCGTATCGTGGATCCAAAGCGATTGACCCAAGCTGCAGGAATCACGGAGGATGTCCTTGGTGTGAAGAGAATCGTAAACACAAATTTAGAGATAAAAGACCGCCGATTGAGGAGGAATAATAATGACAGCTTTGGAAAGATTACTTAATACCGGTTATCATTTAGATGTTTTTCAGTGGAATAATGGAAGAGAACGAAGAGTCGGTGTTCGGATCCAAGATGCTGAAATTAAAGATGGATCATTTCTGGTTAGTGACTATGGAACAGGACCAAGTTTAGAAGACGCATGCAATGATTATATTTGTAAGATCTCTAATAAAACTGTAGTCTTTCATGCGTATACCGATAGTCGAAAAGAAGCAATATTTATTTAAGGAGAATCGTGATGGAACCGAAAGTCAATGTCAAGTTTCCAATTGTTCGTGACATTATAGAAGGAGGTCAACACTTTCAGAAATCTCTTAACAAAGATGACATCGTAAAGTGCCTTTTCTGTGGTTACCCGTTCAAACTAAACTATCGTACGACACATTTGGCCGATGATAGCATGGAGATGGTTGATTGCCCCGGGTGCGGTCGTCATGTGAGTGTTTTATATTACTTTGATAAAGTTGAGAACCGCAAGAAAGATCCGGTGAGAGTGGCATATCATCGAGGGCAAAGATCGAGACAAGGAGGACTGTGACGATGAAGAAACTAATTCATCGCTGGAACAGATGGCTGGAGTGGAGGAAACTCGCCTGGATGTTTCCGTGGTGGAAGAAAATTCTGATATTTCTCGGGATCATTCGGAATGAGTGGTTTGAGAAATTTTGGGACTGGAGGAATGAGAAATGAGCTTTTGTATTTTTGATGATGACACGCTGTGCACAAATAATCAGAGTCCAGAGACATTTGGAAAGAGATGCATTGAAGCCGATAATTTACTAAAGAACGAACAGACTTATTGTAGGCATCACATCGATGTAGTAAAGCCTAATAATATCGCATCAAATGAAATTTGTTTATATTTGTTTAATGAGAAATGCGCTAATAAATTATGCTCTGCTTGGAACAAGTCCTGTGTACGAAACAGCGGTGAAGGATGTATATTCTTCATGTCGGCTGATGAATTTAAGAAACAAAACGAGAAAGAAACAACACAGCCAGATAATGTCAATCATCCTAATCATTATTGCCAGGGTGGCATTGAGTGCATAAAGGCGATCGAAGCGTCTATGACTCCTGAAGAATTTCAGGGATACTGCAAGGGAAATGTCATGAAGTATGTATGGAGATTCCGTGAAAAGAACGGACTCGAGGATCTGAAGAAAGCTCAGGTTTATCTTGGATGGATGATCAAATCAAAAGAAAAGCAGGAACAGAACACACATTAATAAAAAAAAGGAGAATGCCTTATGGGAGAACTGGAAAATTATATTTATAAATTGGCGAAGGCACTTCATAACAAAGACAAAAAGCAGCGAGATCAGATTCTGGCAGAACTGAGAAAACTTGGTATGGACAGCTCGACGGCTCTGACTCTCGCGATGGATTATTCGGTAGATTAAGGAGTAAACCTATGAACTACTTTTTCGCCGGACTCATTCTGGGAGTCTGGTTTTTTCTGCAGATGGGGCTTCAATGGAGCACCGAACATAAGACGAACGTAAATGTCGTGTATAGTATCGGGACGTTTCTGATTCTCGGCGTAATTTATTGGGTTCCATTCTGGTTAATATTTTTGAGGTAAAAAGTATGGATGGCAAAATGAGTATTATTCTTAGAATCGGAGCGCTTGTTATATTTATTTTATGCCTTATAGGTTGTGTACAAGAAGCTTATATAACAGCATATACGATTAGTGGCTGGTGCATGCTAATCTATGCTAATTTAGAAGATATAAAGGAGATACTTAAAAATGACAGAAACACAAAACATGATTGTAATCGGGTCCGTGGATCAGATTAACGCGGTCCTAAAGTGTATCAATCCGAATTTCCCAACTCAGGATCTTTCGACACTCGAGAAAAACGGATGCTTTTACACTCTAAATGGTGTAGGGGTGGAGATAATTATAAAGAAATAAGGAGAATCATATGAAAAAGATTATTGCCGTGTTGCTTATACTTATATTTGCAATTTTTCTTTCTGGCTGTAATAAACAGATTATCGATCTGACTTACAACTATAATTACGGGACGATTTACTCTCCAGGTGGGGATATTATTGCGCAAGGAAAAGTGCAGTCGTGGACCGATTATGAGGATGGTGATCAGCTACAGGTTAAAATCGACGGCGTTATGTATCTCACACATGCAAATAATGTTGTTTTGGAGGCGAGATAATATGGACGAACTACGTTATAAGGAAGTGCGTTTTGACAAGTGGTGCGAAAAATGTAAGCACTATGCTCATAAATTTCCGAAAGAGAACTTTTCGTTTGAGGCTCAGGATCCATGCAATACCTGCTTGTCACGCGGCATGAGACGGGGAAGTGAAAAGCCGATAAGCTGGGAGGAGAAATGACCTTTCAGTTCTCAATACCAACGCCCGAAAACTGCATTTCATGTCCGTTTAAAGAGGTTCGTGTCTCATCCGGATACGGGCCTCTTAAACTTCGCTGCACCATTGATCCAACGCTTGATATTTTAGCCAAGGACGGATTAACGAAACGATCTGATAATTGTCCTGGGAAAGTGGAGGAAGACAATAATGAGCATGATTAACCAAGAAGTTATAGCAAATATTATGAATGCTGTTAATGGTGCGATCAATGACTTGGGCTATGTTGCTGTCGGATATGATAATACTCATATGTTTTTGAATATTATCATCGAGCCTAATAACCTAGTGGAGGAAGAAATGACAAAACCTGATGTTATTTATATTTGCAAAGGCGAAGGGATGACGTGTTTCTTGCATCCCGGCTGTGTCTATCGCGAGGATCCAGTTAGCGCTACCGATTGGGTCTGCAATCACACAATGAAACCGGAATGCGCAAAGTATGGAGCCTGTGAGGATCCTGAGAATCATCCGGAGCGGTTTACATTTCAGGAGAGGTCTGACAGCTGTGCGCCAAGCTATTATTGGGAGGAAGATGTCAAATGATCTATATACTAACGCTCACGAAAGTCTGCCCAGGGGAGCCTACAGGTTATATTTCAGATCTCTGGGAAGACTGCTGGACAGATCGTACCGCTGCCGAGAGAGCCTTTAAGAAACTTGAACTCACGACAGAGTATTACCGAAAAGAACTCTGGGTCAAGGAGCCGGGTGGAAGAAGGATACTTTTGATGGAGGAGAGATATGCCGGTTAATTCTGTAGAAAATCGACTCTTATTATATCCCGTCGATGGGGATAACTATAGTCCGATTGCCCTTTCGCTCTATGATATTTCCATCGACGATGTCGTAGAGACCAATGTCTCTCAAACTATTAAATATCTTCTAAATCCAGTTTTGATGACAATCACTTTACCGCATAAGAAAATATCCCGTAAGAAATTCAAAAAATGGCTTATGTCGAAAGGTTTTCACAGAGATATCGCCGAGTGGTTTTGTAACGCTGTGAAATACTTCCGTGGGAAATATAGCTATGAGTGTCTATATTTCTGTGGTCGATTCTTAGAAAGGCCGGAATTTTTGTTTGATTTTTTGATGGATACCCTATTTCCAATCAACAAGTAAGGAGACAAACGAATCATGGACGAAATGAAAACTGTTACTGCAAATGATATTTCGGTTGAAGACTTTATGAAGCCGCGGTGTAAGGTAAAACCTGGAGACCGCATTTATCGTAAGCATAGAAATATGACCGTTCCGGATCGCATGGAAGTAACTGAAGTGACCCCTGCCGAAACCGGATATTTTATTAAGTGCAAATACATGTATCACGGAATCGGTGCGCAGGAGAGAACATTCAGTGACGTGATATTTCGTGATGAAAACTGGGTTATCGAAAAGAAAGGCGTTGACTTCTGATGCCATATCATTGGAATGAGCTGAACTATCAATCGAATCTTAAAGATTATATTCGCTTCAATAACTGGACGCCGGAAAAGCTCCGCAGCACCCGTAAGAAACTGAAGATCACCCAGCAGGAAGTGGCCGATGTACTTGGAGTTTCAAAAGTGATCATTTCGCATGCTGAAAATGGCCACAGTGTTAATCCGATGACGATTACGCTCTATGGCATTATCCTTGAGCGATACTGGGCAGGGATTCACGGTTATATCCCTGCCTATAGGAAAGTCGGAGAGAATGAGTTTATGGAGGAATCAGATGAACTACGAGAAATTTAATGATGCGATGTGCCAGCTGAGGCAAGCTGAAGAAGATCTGAATAAGTCACTTCGGGATGTATACGTTGCTATCCATATGAAAGACAAGGATCCGATGTATGGGAAGATGATTGAAGATAAAGAGGATGACTAATGACAGAATTAAAAATAGTTATGGACGAGTATGGCAATCTTTTTGCGATACTTCCAAACGGTGATATGAGAAAAATCATTACTGACGTATATGGAAACCCATACTACGGAGCAGTAAGAATCGGTGAAACAATAGAGGAGGAAAATAAATGAGTTTAGCATATGACGAATATTTGGCCGAGCATATCGGTAATGTAAATAAAGGTCTTCACTGGATGCTCGACAATCTGGGTCTCAGCCAAGAAGAAAAGACCGCAATTGAAACAGCAATGGTTTCATTCAATCATGACGAAAGCAAGTATTCAATCGAGGAATACAATGCTTACGATCAGTATTTCTATGGTGGGAATCGCAGTTACAAGGTAGTTCAGGACTTTAACTACGCCTGGCTGCATCACATCCATCAGAATCCGCATCACTGGCAGTACTGGGTGCTGCTGGAAGACGATCCTGAAGTAGGGCTGCCTTATAAGACCCTGCCGATTCCATTGCCTTATATTTTCGAAATGATTGCCGACTGGTGGTCGTTTTCGTGGAAAAACGGGAATCTTTTTGAGATATTCAACTGGTATGCTGAGCATCGGGATAAGCAGTATATTGATCTAAACAGCCGAATGATTTTGGAGCGGATCCTTGAAAAGATCTGGGATGTGCTCATTATGCAGGAAACAGTTCATGGACGTGATATTTCAGAGATCGAGGGACAGTATCACAGGTTCTGGATTGAACAAAAGATGGATCAGTTGAATTTGGAGCATTCGGATGAGGAAGATCTCTACGGTATTCCCGAAATTAAGCAGTATTTGTCGCATTGGGCGGAAGAGCCGGTGGCAGAACATTCAGACGTCGAATACTCCGACGAAGGACTTTACGGTATTCCAGAACTCAAGAAGTATCCGATGCCGAACAAAGAACATGTGAAATCGGCTATCCGGTTCTTTAACTATGTCGATCCGAAGTATGAGAAGGAGCTGGCAGCGGCTATTATCGAAAAGGCTGAGGAGTTTGGACTGGATCTGGAGAGTGATATTTCTGTCGGGGATGAGAATCGGTTGAAGAAGTATTTGCCAGAAAAGAATGAAGAATCGTAAAAATTGCAGTCTCTTTTATGGAAAGATATTCCAGAAAGGAGAAACATGAAATGAAAATTGTAAATGTTCAAACTAGAAAAATATTAACGAGTAAACCCCTTAGTTGGGATAATGAGTTCATTAAAGGAATACGCATGTCGCGATATTTTGCGTCATGGATTCATTGCGGAGGAGATATTAACGACCGAGATGGTTTTATTGAATGGATGATGAATATTCCGTTTGATGATGGCCATGGAGGATTTACGTATATTTCCGAAGACGAAGCCGTTGATACATATGCAATAATGAAATGCGGAAAAAGTGAACTTGAACGCTGGGCTCGTGAATATTTGGCAGAACATAGAAACAATAACTAAAAGAATATTTTAAAAGAGGACTTGCAAATTACAGGTCCTCTTATTTTTCGCAATTTCTACAGCCTCCTTTATAGAGTACTATATTTTTATTAAAGGAGTGAAGAAACATGTGGTGTACTCAGATTACTAAAGGCATGAAGATGCGAGCACCGAGCAGAATCGATTGGTCTAGCGGTTATGCAACTGCGCAGGATGGACATGATGTCTATGACATGGATGTTGTAAAGTTTGTATTACAGCACACGAGGTTCATAGATCGGTTCAATCCTAAGAAGCTGATAATCGCAGCAATCTACGCTCAGCCGATGCTTCTTGGAGATTTTAGGATTCCAAAGAGTAAAAACTGGAAATTCTTCGATGAGGAATTCGATAAAACATGGGACTCTTATTAAAGAACATGAGGACTTGTAACTTACAGGTCCTCTAACTTTTCGTAATTTTCACAGACTCCTTTATAGGAGGTGAACTTAAACATGACAGATGGAAAGATTCTTAGGTTAATTGATGATAGGATTGCAGAATACGACGAGTTATGGGAGATTTATGATGAACAAGGCGATAGAGAAGCATGCAAACGAGTAACTAGTATAAGAATAGCTTTTGAAGCGTTTAAGCAAGAAGTTTTAAAAGAGATTGTAGGACCTATTGATTAACAGGTCCTCTTCTTTTTGTTTTATGGAGGGTTACCATGTTTAATGATGAAACTTGGATGATACTTATGCTGCTATTATATTCTGCATATGAGCATGGCATCGATGTTAATAGTATGGTTGAACAAGAAAAGGCAGATGCTGAATTCGTGAAGAATTGTCCAAGTGTCGAGTGGGAGCAGGATATGCACGCTGATATTCCATTCTGTAAGCTCGATGGCGAAATGTGCAATATGCAGTGCAGGAATCGCAGTTCTTACAGCTCCTTTTATTGAAGGAGGCGTTACAATGAGAATAAATGAATTATCTAAAAAGTATAACGTCGATAAAAGAACAATTGACTATTATTCAAATGTAGCAAAAATTCTTCCGTTTACGCAAAATAAGGGAAGCAATAATTATAGGGATTATAATGCAAATTCTGAAAAGGCATTGAGACGAATTCTTATTCTTAGAGAACTTGGTTTCTCTATTGATACAATTAAGAAAAAGCTCGATGATCCATCTGAATTTTCATCAGACATGATGGACCTTTTTATTGAAAAACTTAAGAAAAAACAGGAACAAGAATTGAGCCGAATAAATAGTCTTATCGACTATGCTGAAGAAGAAAAAAGAGAAAACGCTATAAGTAAAGAAGAGAAGAAGGAACTTATTAATAAGATTAGTGATGAAATTGATAAAATTAAGAGCCTTTTAATGGAGCAACATGAACATATTGGATTAACAGAAGGAGAATTGTTCATAGACCTTAAAGGAGCACTTCAAAAATATTCAATTGACAATAATCTTAGTTGAGAAGCTGCGGCTTCTCTTCTTTTTCGTAAGATTTACATTTTCTATAATGAGAAGAACGTAAAGACAATTACGGCAATTCAAGTTGAGTATTAGATTAAGAAATAGGTCATGTGACGGAAAGCGTTTAGACAACGAAATGTCAGTACGAATCATGCTTTCATAATTAATACAAGATTCTTACTTGAAAGAGCGTATTTACACGTTCTTCTTTTTTTTTTTTCGCGAGGGGACCACTATGCACTTATCACACGTTTATATCTTTTCTAATCAGACCGCGCAGATGGCTCAGGATAAAATTAACGAAAAGATCGCAGAGCACGAAAATCCGGACTATACCGTGAACTTCGACCTTCAAATTGAAAATTCTGTGACGGCCGGAGACTATAACGACACCAGATACACGCTAGTCATTTATATTTACTGTTTGAATTCTGAAGTATATTAAGGAGCATTATATGAAACTGATTAAAGTCAAGATTTATCCGAATATGTCTGCAGGCGAGGCCCAGAGTAAAATTAACGAATGGATCCAGCAGACAACCGATCCTGATGTTTATGTATCATATGAACTGCTAATTGAGAATTCTGTTATGATCGCAAATCACGCCAAGACTGTTTACACATTGCTGATTAATCTGGAGCAGAAAGAAGAAGGAGATGACGATTGATGCAGATTGTTAAAAAATTTATATTCGGACGAGATTATACTGGAAATTACAATGGCAACCTAATTGAAGATCAGATCAATGAATACCTTGAGTATCATCCAGGATATTCTATTATAACGATGAGTGTATCAAACAGCGTCGCATGTAAAGAGGCTTTTGTTGTATTTAATGTGAGGGAAGAACGACCGGAAAAGAAACCTTTCGTAAAAGAAAATAGTGATAAGAAAGTGAAGCGGAATGACTGAAAACACATTTATTCTGCTGATCCTACTAGCATTGATTCTCTTCACAATCTGGAAACTCTGAAATAGGGCTTTATTTTCGGTGGAATCTCCTGTATAATAGCACCTGTTAGTTTATATTTGCAGGAGGTCATTATGCGGGAGTTATCTACGCCAAAGGGACGATATGAATTCAAAGGATCGGAAGTAATCGGGCACAGACGATACTATGACGACGATGGTAATTTTGTCGAAGAAGTCTGGACTAAGAATGGCAAACACTATATTAGTAAGGGAAAACCGGAAGACATGGATCCGGTAGAACTGAAGAATCTGATCGACGCAGAGCTCTCATTTTGAGGGCTCTGTTTCTTTATTCGTAAATACCGCAGCTTCTAATACGAAGGAGGCGAAATGAAATGAATTATTTTTGGGAACAGGCAAAGGAAGTAATTAAGAATCGGAAACCGATTAAGGAGGTGGAAGATAAATTGCCGAAACTGCCTACGATTCGCAAAGAGGACAAATTCGAAGAAGAAAAAGCAATTACGTACGACTTCAGAAATATACGAGGACATGTTGAGGTGTTCGCGAACGGAGAATTTCAGTATAGTGCTGACACGATGAAGGAAGCACATGAAATGCTCTTGAGCGAGGATCTGTGACAGGTCCTCCGCTTTTTCGTAATAGTTACATCTCCTATAATGCGGAGAAATCTAGCATTTAGTAATGGAGGAGAAAACATGAAGAATAGACGCAGTAGATTGTATTATGTCATATATGCAGTTCTTGAAGATCATGAGTATCGCAGGCACGCGGGATATAGTGAAAAGTGTGACAAGGATCAGATAATCGAAACTTTAAAGACGCAATATGGCGATAAGGTACGTGTCGAATCGATTGATGAATTTGATTCCTTTTACGGATGGGAAAAAGTTTATCCACAAATAGAAGAGGCTTAACAGCTTCTTCTCTTCTTTTCAGCTCGTAAAATTTACAGATTCTATTATGGAGAGATATTACAGCTCTCCTATCATTTTTTATGGGAGGTAAAAACATGAGTAAACTTTTCAAAACGCTTGGCATCGGAGCGGCTATCGGAACCCTGGCATATGTTGTTTTTAAGTACAAGAAAGATCAGAAGTTCAAGGAGAAGGTTGACGAAAAACAGGAAGCCGTAAAGCAGGAGGTCAAGAAAGTCGGCGAAAAGGCTCTCGACAAAGCCTGTTCGTTCACGGTGAATCATCCGAAGGCAGCCCTTGGAATTGTTACTGGAACATTTATCGGTGGTACAGTACTTGGCACTCTCCTTGTTGCCAAAGGAGCAAGAGCCTGCAATGACAAATTCATGAGCATGACAAAAATGCCGGTAATGACCGAAGAACAACACAAGCAGACGGATATTTGGTCGAAAGAAAACGGGTATGATGACAATCTCGAAACAGTCAAGGAATTTGTGAAAACCGTAAGTCTGCATGACAATGAAGTTTTCGGGTTTGCACAATATAATGATGAAAATGGTGAACGTAAGACCTGTGTATATCAGGGATGTAGAAAAGACAATAGACCATATGAACGTGTGGATTATATTTAAGGAGGTAATGACATGAACGAAAACAAGAAATTTGAAGTAACCAATGATATGCTCTACGCCGCGATCGAAGCTGGTATCGATCGTGTAACTAATAAGCTTATCGAGGAATTTCTCATGAGCGACGACGAAATGCTTCTTGATGAAATTATCGACAATGTTCAGGAGTGCCTTATGCGGGCTGAAATGCAGAAGAAGATTTATCATTCGTGGATTTTCGAGGGCACGATTCCTGATGAGTTTATCTATGATCCGGGCGGACCTGATGTTATTGATGATGAAGATGATGACGAATAATTGAAAGGAGATTACATGAGCATGAACTGGAAACTGATATCTTTAATTTCTCTTGGGTTCGGGAGTCTTTGTTATGGACTTATCAGCAATGCAGCGGATGCCCATCTTGCGAAAAATGTCGATCAGATGGCAATCGATAAGCGGGCTGAGGGTGTTGACGAGGATCTCAAGTGGGCAAACGATAATATCCGTAAAGCCGATGAGATCAAAGCCCGCGAGAGCAAGGAAATTTTCGATGGCGTAAAAGCCTGGAAGAAAGAAACCAATTACGATGGGCAGATTCGTGATATTCATGCGACTCATGCCGACGAGCTTCGGAGTTTCAGAGAGTCCATCGACTATGACACGAGACGGCAAGACATCGAGGATGAGTTTGAGGACGCTCTCGATTCATTCAAGGACAGCATCGACTACGACTACGAAATCGATCTCGCGGAAGCCGAAATCAAAGATGCTGAGGCGCTTTACAAGAAACGCTGTAAGAACATCGACGCCGCCAGTAGCCTGGATGATGATATTTCAGAGAATCTGAAAAACGTCAAGAAGGAAAAGAAAGAGGAAATGGAGGAAACGGTTAAGGAGGCCAAGAGTAAGATTTCTTCTCTTAAAAACAAAGTTTCGAATGAGGAGACGCGGCTTAACCGGAAACGCCAGGCTTCTATTCGTGAGCTGGACGCCGAACTGCAGCCGACGAAACTGAGACTCCAGAAGTCCGAACAGGAAGCCTGTAAGATTCTGGAAGAAGAGCGGAACAAGGCGACAGCAGAAATTCGTGAGCAGGTAACTAAAAAGCGTACCGAGGAAGAGCAGAAAGCTCTCGACTGGTACGATGAGAGTCAGACTGTGATCTCAGCTCAGAAGCGTAAGGACTCTGAACTTGCCAAAGAGATCTATGAATCCACTCCTGAGCATGAGAAGTGGGCTGGATATTTCAAGGCGAATGGTGTTCCGAAGTTCTTTGTCGTGGCGATCGGAGCGCTGCCACTGATTCCGGCTACATATCTCGTGTGGAAGTATGTGAAGTTTGTGTGGGATGTTGTTAAGGTGATGTGATTGATATTTTAAGGAGGATAATAGATGAATAAATTCTTTAAACTTCTTGGTATCGGCAGTGCGATCGGTGCCGTGGCTTATGCGGTGATTAAGTATAAGCACGACGAAAAGTTCAAGGAAAAGGTCGACGATGTTGTTGATAAAGCAACTGATTTTGCAGCTGACCATCCGATTCTGACTACTACCGTTTTTGCGACGGCAGTGATGGTTCCTGTTATGGCTTTTCGTGCGGCGATGGATCCAGCCTTTAATTGGCCAGACGAGGACGACGATACTGATGAAGAGTACGACCGGATCAATGAAATCGCGAAGACCGAAGCTCAGAAACAGATTGAGCTTGAAATCAGCAGAAAGTCGACTGATATATTCAATAACTGGAAGGAAGACTATCGCAACAACTGGGATCGTGTCAATGAGTTTGCCAAGACACTTGATCTGGTCGAAGGCGAGTCGTTTATGATTGAAGAAGGATCACAATATGATTGTGATGGGACGATCGTTTCACATCTGATCAATGGCGAGGGCTGTTATCCTCCAGAAATGGACTAAGAGCCTCGTAAAATCTACACCTACTATTATGGAGAGGTAGAAAAGACAGCCTCTCCTCTATTTTTATATACGTGAGCTGTAGGTAAGTATGATGGTGGTTTTAAGGAGGGATATTTAATGACTAGAGACGATGCTAAAAAGGTAATCGAAGAACTGAGTAAAAAGTATTTTCGGCGAGAGGTTCTTAACATGCTGAGTTATGAAAACGATTATAGTGATGATCCCTTGTTCTGGAATATTTTTACGTATAAGGGATTTACGAAAGATGAACTGTACATGCTTGGTCTGGCATTAACGGAGATGGCTAATGGATAATCTGAGACCGCGGATTAAGATCGAGGATATTTTGGTGGCTCATCCGAAGAAACGTCTGCCATGGTATGGTAAGCATCCCTCAATTGAGGACACTGGTCGCGGTAATACGCTTTGTTATGAGGCGTGGGGCGGGCGACTGTTCTTTTCGGACGAGGGAGCAGTTCGCGAGGCAGTGGATAAGTTCATTGAAAACTATGACGAAATGTGTTTGAGAACCAGAGAGGATCCGGCACACGAATACTATGACGTAACAAATTTCAATGACTTATATTCGCTGCTTGGAATCTTGCCAACACATATGGGAGATGCCTGGGGATATTCCAGTTCCGATGATTATTCGCAGGATTTGAATTTTCGTGTAGAAATGGTCTATCCAACCGAAAATGAAATTGCAGATCTCTTCGGATGCCAGGTCTTGATTATTGAGCCAGTTGACCAAGGCAGTTATCCAGACTTCTATTATCGCGAGTATTGAGAGGAAAGCATACTGAAAGCATCGGTCTCTCTGAATGAAATGAAGAGGGCCGTTTACTTGAAGAATGACGTAATGAGTGAAACGAATGGAGGGATGTTACATGAGCAAAACAAAACTTATGGACAATAAAACAGTCGGTATGGTCGGACGTTTTCTGAACGAGAACGCTCCGACTTTGCTTATCGGCGGCGCAATCGGGACGCTCGTAGGGGCGCTGTTCGCCGCGTTTAAGGCCTCTGGTGAGGTTTCTTCGATAAAAGACACGTATGATCAAAAAGTCAAAGGAATTGAAGCAGAGGGGCTTTCTGAAGGCGAGAAGACTGTTAAAATCAAGGAAGCGAAGTCTGATCGCAATGTCAAGTATATTCTGGCATATAAGTGGGTCGGTCTGATGGGTATCGCATCGATTTCGCTGATGATTGGAGCGAATGCAATGAATGGTGCCAAGATTGCGACACTGACAACTCTTGCCGTTGCCA